GTCACGCTCGCCGCGCAGGTGAACGGGTACATCTCGGGCATGGAGCAGGCGCGTAAAGCGACTGACAAGACGAAGGATGCTGCGGCTGATGCTGCCGCAAAGTTCGAGCAGCAGAACCAGGCGATGCGTCAGGTCGGTGGCACGCTCATGGCAGCTGGTGCTGTCGCGTTGGCGGCGACCGGTATCGCGGTCAAGGCTGCTGTCGATTGGGAGTCGGCGTGGGCTGGCGTCACGAAGACCGTGGATGGCAGCGCGAAAGAACTCTCTGAACTGCAGGACGGTTTGCGTGGCCTCGCGAAGGAGCTCCCGGCGTCGCACGAGCAGATCGCGGCTGTTGCTGAGGCTGCTGGCCAGTTGGGTATTCAAACACCGAATGTGCTCGCGTTCACGCGGGTGATGATCGACCTGGGTGAGACGACGAACTTGTCAGCCGAAGAGGCTGCGACGTCGTTGGCCCGTTTCTCGAACATCATGGGCACCTCGCAGGGCGACATGGATCGACTGGGTTCCGCGATCGTCGGGCTGGGCAACAACTACGCCACGACTGAGGGCGAGATCGTCGCAATGTCGATGCGTCTTGCTGGTGCTGGCAAGCAGGCGAAGCTCTCTGAGGGCGACGTTCTGGGTCTCGCAACCGCAATGTCGTCGGTCGGCATTGAGGCTGAGGCCGGCGGCACGGCGATGTCGTTGACGATGAAGCGCATTGCAAAAGAAGTTGAGATGGGTGGCGACCAGCTCGGGTTGTTTGCTCAGGTCGCGGGGATGTCTTCGCAGGAGTTCTCGAAGGCGTGGAAGACCGATGCTGCGGGTGCTCTCGCAGTGTTCGTTGAGGGTCTGGCCAACACCGAGAAGCTCGGCATGTCGACTAACGCGGTGCTGTCTGAGCTTGGAGTGACGGGTATCCGTGAAGCTGACGCGCTGCTGCGCCTCTCGTCCGCCCAGGGGCTGATGAGTAGCGCGATGAAGCAGGGTAACGCGGAGTACGAAGCGAACATTGCGCTGACGGCTGAGGCGGAGAAGCGTTATGCGACTGCGGCGTCGAAGCTGCAGGTGATGTCGAACCGCGTGAACGATGCGGCGATCGATTTTGGGAACGTGTTCCTGCCTGCTTTGACTGCGGTTGCTGAGGTTGTTGGTGGGCTCGCTACGGCGTTCTCTGACATGCCTGAGGGCGTGCAGACGGTTGTGGCTGTTGGTGTCGCTCTTGCGGGCGCTGCGGCTCTTGCTGGTGGTGCGTTCCTGCTCGCTGTGCCGAAGATCGCAGAGTTCCGGGGCGCGCTGGCCGTGCTGTCGGAGTCGAGCATTCCGGCGGTGTCGAAGTCTGTCGCGATCGCGCAGGCTGGCGCGAGTAAGTTCTCGTCGTTCATGGCTGGCCCGTGGGCTGCAGCGCTTGCCGCGGCCGCGATCGGGACGGTGCTGTTGAAGAACGTCATCGATGACATGCAGTTGTCATCGGAGGAACTGCAGAACAGTCTTGCAACGTCGAAGTCTGCGATGGATCTGCTCGCAAAACCGCAGGTTCTCACGGTGACTGGCATGAAGCCGCTCATCGAGGATTCTGAGGAACTGCGTCGCGTCCTGTCGATTGCTGAGACTGAGGCGTCTGGGTTCTTCGGATGGCTCGGGGCCAACACGACATTCGACTCAGGCAACAAGGCGTTTGGTGAGTTCCGCCAGGGCTGGACGGCGTTGGGCAAGGAGATGGCCGCGGCGCCGGAGCTCATCGGCCCGAACCTGCAGCGTGTTCGTGAAGAGTTCGCTCTCACGGACAAAGAGATGATGCGTCTGATCGACTTGTCTCCGGAGTTGAAGGATGCGCTCACGGCGCAGGCTACGGCTGCAGGTGTCGCCGCGACTGATGTGAACCTGTTGCAGATGGCGATGGCGAAGGCTGAGCCGGTCACGAACTCGGCGGCGAATGCCTACATCGAGTCTGCGAAAGCTGCGGCCGATCTGACTGGTGAAGTGACCACGTTGATGGATGCCGTGAACGCGGCGAACGGCGTCGGCCAGGATGCCGTGTCAACGAACGCCCGATACCAGTCAGCGCTCGCGGGAATCTCGGACGAAGTTGCGCGGCAGAAGGAAGAGTACGAGAAGGCTAACGGGTCGCTCAACGGGTTCACGTTCTCGCTGGATCAGAGCACCGTGGCTGGTTCTGCAAACGCGAGCATGTTGGCTGATGTCGCGAAAGCGGGACAGGAAGCCGCCGCAGCAGCATTCGAGGAGGAGAAGAGCACCCTCGGAACAGTCGAGGCCACTGAACGGTATATCGAGAAGCTCGCGACGAACAAGCAGTCGCTCATCGACGCGGCAGAGGCAGCTGGCATGAACGCTGACGAGGTGAAGAACCTGTCAGATCGGATCGATGCGATTGCCGACGAGAACACCAAGAAGCTGCTGATCGACACGGCGCAAGCAACCACGGCGATCGACAGTCTGATCTCGAAGTATCAGGGCACGAACATCAAGCTCAATGTTTCACCTGTTGGCTCCCCGCTTGTAGATGCCCCTAGTCGCGCGTCGGGTGGGATTTTGCCTGGCCCGCCGTCACGAACGGACAACATGCTCGCGTTTGTTGCGTCGGGTGAGTTCGTCACGAACGCGGCTTCGACGGCGAACCCGGCGAACCGTGCAGCGCTCGAGTACATGAACGCGGGCGGTGTGATCAACGGGTACGCGAACGGTGGCGAAGTGCGACCACAGTATGTGTCGCAGTCGGCGGGGTCGCGGCAAACGGTGGTCATGCCGAGCCTCGAGGGTATGGCGATCACTGGGACGTTGGCGATTGGTGGTGACGGTCTTGGTCGCATTATCGATGGCCGGATTGTGAAGTCGAAGGATGCGGATGCGCGTCGGTTTGGTCAGGGGGGTTTCTGATGGTCGCTGTGCTTGATGTGATCCCGTTTCCTGGCGAACCGGCGCGTGTCGAAGTTCTGTTGACCGGGCTTGGCCCGGAGGTGGCGTTTGTGACGGTGACGCGCACGGCGGGTGGTTTGACGCTCGAGGTGCGTGGTGCTGTTCGTGCTCGAGTGGCTGGTGCGTTGACGAAGATCGACTTTGATGTGCCACCGAATGTGCAGGTCACGTATCGGGCTGAACTGTTTGATGACGCCGGGTTGCCGCTCGGGTTCACGTCGACTGCGATGGTGAATGTTCCGTCTGTGAAGTCGTGGATGCATAACCCGTTGCACCCACAAGGTGCCGTGGCTGTGTCGTTGGTGGCTTCGGCTGCGCAGTCGCTGTCGCGCCCATACTCGGGGCAGACGGTGCGTGCGCGTGGGCGCCGGGTGGGGCAGATCGTCACGTCTGGCGTGCGGTCGGGGCTGGTTGGCCTGGTGTTGGATGTCCGATGCGAAACGCTCGAGGACGCTGACAAGGTGCAAGCCCTGTTGGGTGAGGATTCGGTGCCTGTGATCTGTTTCCGCAAGGGCACGGAGGACGTGAAGGTGCGCGTTCCAACCCCGCTGTATGTGGGCGTGTTCGACATTCCTGAGGAACCGTTCACGCTCCACACGGGCGGGGAGATGACGACTCAACGCATCCAGGGTGACGAGGCTGAACCGCCCGTGCCTGGCCTGTTCATCCCGTTGCTGACCCGTGCTGATTTGAACGCGCACTACGCGACACGGGCTGCCATGAACGCCGACAACGCCACCAGGCTGGCTCTCAATCGTCGTTACGATCTCGCCGGTTCGGCTGGCTGATGCGTGCCGGTTCACCAGCCCTGATTGATGCGCTCTCAGGGTCGTTCAACGTTGTCACAACGGCTGATTTCTTTCGTGGGTCTGATCCGATCATGCAGGGACTCAACTTTGTGGACTGGGAGGTGCGTCACGACCTTTCATCGACAGTGAAGGGTTCCGGGACGGGCACGCTGATCATCCCGTCGATCGCGGGGGAGTCGTACATTCCGTCGGGTTCGTCGGGACTGTTCTCCCCATTCGGCACGTCGATTGTGATCACCCAACGGTTCAGTGCTGGTTCGTTCAGTGAGCTGGTGTTGATCGGTTGGTTCAAGATCGTTCGTCTCGTTGATGCACGGGACTCGACAGCGGTCGTGAATGGCCGTGAGGTGACGACGAACACGACGTTGACGTTCGAGTTCCGGTCGTTGGATGAGCGCGTGCTGAGGGCCGGGTTCCCGTCACCGCAACAACCCCCAGCGTTGGGTTCCTGCTATGTGGAGTTGCGTCGGATTGGGATGCTCCCTGTTGATCAGTCTGTGACTGACCGCGGACTCCCGGAGGGGTTGACGTGGGTTGCTGAACGTGGTGGCCGGTTGGCTGCCGTGCAGGAGCTCGCGTCGGGTCTTGGCGGTGTCGCGGTGGTCACATCGGATGGTCGGTGGCGAATCGCCCCCCACGAGGGTGACGTTGTTGCGACACTCCATCTTGGGGCGCACGGCACGGTGATGGCTATTGGGCACGAGATCGACACGGACGGTGTCTATTCGGATGTGTTCGGTGTGTTCGAAGCGGAGGACGGGAAACCGATCTACGCGCACGCCGGTGTGACGGATGGGCCGCTCGCGATCGAACGAAACATTCGGTATGCGGCCGCGGGTTGGGTGAACACGCAGGAGCTTGCGGATTCGCATGTGCAGGGCGTGTTCGCTGAGTCGTTGCGGTCGCAGTACACGGATCGGCGTGTGTCATGCGTGCTGAACCCACTCATCGAGATCGGTGATTTCGTGGCCGTCGATGGGTGGCATCGTCCTTTGTTGGGTCAGGTGCGGTCGATCACGAACGCTGATGATGCCGTGATGGATTTTGTGATCAGGGAGCGGGTGACACTGTGACACTCCCCGACATGATGATTGCCGCGGTGAAAGCACTCCCGCGGGTGCAGTCGTTCACGGGCACGTTCGTGCGCATGGATGGTCTGCTCGCGGTGGTGAACCTGAACGACACACAGATCAGGGTGCGTTGTGACGGATGGAACCCGCCGATTCAGGGCCAGTATGTGCGCCTTGAGTCGATTGATGGTGCGGTGCGTGTTGTGGGGCCAGCACAAACGGCTGCGGCTGAGGGTGTTGTGCAGTCCGTGGCGGGGTCGATCATCACCGTGTTGGTGGCCGGGACTGCGTACAGGCTCCGATTCTTGGACACTGGCACCCCGCCGACGTCCGGCAACACGGTCATCATCGACTGGGCGTCCGGGACGGTGCTCGGCCGCGCTGGTGCCGGGCCTGTGCCGCCGACACCACCCCCCGACCCGGGGGCGGGAAACGAATCGTTCACCGACCTGCTGATTCACGCATCCGGGTCGAGCCGATTCGATACCCGTTGGTGGGGGAACGGTGACCCGTGGGCGAGTAACGCGAACCGGGGCGCATGGTTCTACGGGGGCGCGTTCACTGCCCTCGCTGGGGTGACTTCTTTCTCCCGTGTTGAAGTGTTCCTCCCGTTGATTAGCGAGACCGGCAACGCGTCGATCGGTTTGCACGCCTATCCGGAACAGCCGGGCGGATCGCCAGTCATCACATTTCTGACGCCGTTGCCACTCCGGGGGCGTAACGGGTGGGTGCGTGTCCCTGATTCGTGGGGCGACTACTTGCGGAACAACCCCACACACGGGATCGGTGTCACCGCGCCAGGCGGCGGGTACACGCAATGGGCGGGTCGCCCTAACAACATTCTTTCCGGTGCTGTCCGTTTCTCGGGCACCCGCTAACCCTTTGGAGGACTCATGGCATCGAACGGTGTGAGCGGTATTGGGGCGCCACGTTTCCCGGAAACGGACGCGCCCCAGACGGGTGCTGACTATGAAGAGGTCGCTGATTATGCGGCGTTCCGTGGAAACTTCATGCTTGGCACGGCTGCGGAGATGTGGGCTTTTGCTGCGGCGGGGTACGCGCGTGTGGGTAACCGTTGGTACAACACGACGGACGGCTACGACTACCAGTACACGACCACGTGGGGGTTGCAGCACACCCTGAAACTCACGGTCGGGAGCTTCGGTGCGGATGGCAACTCGACGGTGCTGAGCTCGGGTCTTACTCGTGACATTGACGGGTTCGTGGATTTGCTGTGTACGACGCAGCGCACGAGTGGGACGACGTATGCGACGCACTCGAACTGCGGTACAAGAAGGC